GTACCAGCTGCCGGTACACTAACAGGCGCAGTTGTTGTCATAGGCTCATCTTCCCAAGGTGCTGAAGTTTCTGCTACGGGGGCAGTTGCGGGTGCTCTAGTTTCAGTAGTAGCTGGTTGTTTATCCGCTGTCGCTCCTGCAGGTGCTTCTAGTCCCCAAGGACGATAGTAACTACCCCAACGCTCATTATCAAAAGGTTGACCATCTACTGATGCTTCAAACATTTCTTTAACGATGCGTAACTCTGCTTCATTAGGCTTCTTAGGTAAGAAGTCTGTTAAGTTGAACAAACCATGTGCTTCAATAGCGGCCTGTTCTGCCTCATTCAATGGTGATTCTTTACGTGCCCAATTACTAGTAGAGTAATCTGCGTAACCACCTTTACTTGTTTTCTTAATGTTGAAGTCAACACCGTGCAAGTAATCTGTTGGCAATTCTTCCATTTCAGGATCCATCAAACTAGATTTAATCACATTGAAAATTTGTGAACTGATAACAAATCTGCGAATTGGATTTGCAGGAACTTTGTCATCACCTAGTGGGTTTTGACGAACAAACCCTTGAAAGATATAACTGCGTTTCTTCCAATACTTGTTTGCCATTTCTTTCAATGTCTCATCCTTATACCAAGGACGAACTTCTGCTAGAACGGGGCAACTATCGCCATACATTTCCATGCATGGTACTTGTACGTCAATTTTCTTAACGTTGGGATCACCTTTAACGCCATTGAATGGCAATTTAATGATTTGACGCTCAACCCAGAAGAATTCATTCTTACTGTTACCGTCTGGCAAGAAACGAATTGAAGCGGTTGTGCCTTCGTCTATATTCCAGTGGGGGTAGATTGAGTTATCAGATTGGGTGTTAGAACCCTTTTGCTGTCTGTTTTCTTGTGCCGATATACGGGCACGAATGTCTGCTAATGATGCCATGATTTAATTTCCTTATAAATTGAGATGGTCTCGTTTTAATGTCGCTACTCCCAATGAGTAACTAACACAAGAGTAAGTATAGCATTACTTTCTTCTCATGTCAATAGTATTTATGCCAGATATGGTAAACCTCACATTTTAAGTGAGGTTTATTTACCCTTTATCTTCTATGATTCATTATGATTAAGATACGGTCTAAGTCTGATTGACCTTCTTTAACTTTTTCTTTATCAAATACCTTCTTAGCATCATCTGCCATCTTCTTAGGAGTGGTAGGTGTTGCTTTACCTTCTGGACCCTTTACATCATCATCACGTCCTGGAGGGGTTTGGCTCTTGTCCATTTCTGAGACTACAGCTTGGTCAACCGTGTTAATAAAGTTTTCATTGGCACCAACTAGTTTGCCAATATTGTTATTCTTAACCTTTGATGTTGGACCTAATTGACCTACACGTTTTTGGTCAGCATCTAAATCTTCATCTACTTCTTTTTCGTTAGGCTTAGCCATATTTGGTTTACCATGTTGTGCATGTGATGGGATGCCGGCTTTCTTTTGTAAGTCTTTTAATAAATCTTCATCACTACCGTGACCTAACTTGTTCAATACTTTGCCACCGACATTCTTAATAGTGTCAATAATACCTTCATCAACACCACCCAATGATTGTTCAACTTGTCTGATCCAACCGCTAACATCACTAGAACCAATTTCATCAACATCACCGACAAAATCAGCAACATCATCAATTGCTTGCATAATTGCTACCGGGCCGTATTTCTTTAATAAATCTGAACGTTGTGATAATATTCTGCGAGTGATAGCGCAGGCTACTGGACTGTGTTCTTCACCTTCAGGGATACCGATTGCGTTGTTACTTGTTAGACTTTCTTCTTCGTCTACTAGATTGCCTTCATCTTTTGCTCTTTTTAGCATATCGATTCTGTCTCTAAAACCTGCTATGCCTGATTTGATATTTGCGGCGTCTGCTCTATCACCATAACTGGCTTTCTTCAAATGCTTTAATGTAGTTTGTGCTTGATGGCTCTGTGGAGTACCATCTTCACCCTCACCTAAATCATCTTCCGGTGCATCTTCACCATCGTCATCACCAAAAGTGTCGTTACCCATGTCAGCATCTACTGGTTCTTCACTGGCTTCTGGGCCACCTTCGCCTTCAATCAAACTATCAGCCCATTCAGCTAATTCACTAACTTCTTTCATTTCAGCTACACGTTTCTGTAATCTGGATAGTATTGGCATTACACTTTCAATGCGAGGGTCTAATGTCTCTTGTACAAACAATTCATTTAAATTACTTGTATCTGTTTCATCTTCCATTAATGGTGGAGTCCATGATTCAAAATATGCTTCATAACCACGCTTACCAGTCATCTTACTCAATGACTCACGTAAACCTTGATAGTGAGTAATTGCTTCATTAACTAATTTTTGTGCCGATTCATTGAATTGATTATTACGTGTAGCACGAACAAAGCCAGCCATCTTTTGATATTCTTCACATAGACCTTGAATGTGTCCCCAACGGTCATCATTAACTTTACCACCTTCAGCAATGTGTCTAGCATACACCCGTGCAATACCAGGCTTCTTAGTATCAAGTAAGAATCTTTCACCCAGTTGATTTTCTAAGAAAATCTTGTTAATGTTACGATAGCGTTGTTCACCTTCTTCGATTTTACGAGTGTGTTCAATAACAATCTTAACGCTAGGTACATTATCGCTGTAACTTGCTTTGTTACCCATTGGGTAATAACCTTCTGCTATTTTGTCTTTTTTGTTCATGTGGTTTCTCCGTGCCATATCGCCCTCTAAATGGGATCTGTCTTTTAATTTCCAGCTTAGTTGATTATGCATTGCCCAAGATTTTAATTGTTTGAGTAATCCAGTCCAACTATCATCATACCCTATATTAGGAGTTGCACCTGATGGACTTTCTGTTACATCATCATTATAGTAAACAGTTAATGCGTGATTGTCGTCAATTGTAGCAAAAACAGTTCCGTAATCTTTTCCGTCCTTACTAAAGGTAAACTTGAATACATCAGCCTCATCTTCTACTGGAGTAACGTTTCCTTCGGCATCCAATGGTTTTGACTTGTATTTTGATAGTCTTTTGTAAAGTTGTTTGTTAAGAGTTTCTGTATTAATTGGCATGATAATATATTTATCTTAAGTATTAACTAATCACGGCAAAGAACGGTAAGGGAGCTATCATTTCGTCATGGTCACGTATCTGATTCTCTAAATCAAAGTGATAGTCTCCCAACTGCTGTAACATGCGTGTCACTAACAAACTAGCCATAATCAAGTCATCGGTATCGCCAATTTTAGCGGCATAACTGCCACCATGGGCTACGAATGCTTTTAATTCACTGATAAGACTACGACTATTTACGGTCATTTTCTTACTCTCAACCAATGTTTTGAACTTAGCACAACTTGCTAGCTTACTCTTATTGGTCGTGTTAAATCCTCTACGACCTTTACCTGCTTCGCTGATAAAGATACCCGGGATATTACTTTCCCCGTATTCGTTTAATGATACGATAGCGGCTTCCCCAATACCATTACATTCAATACTGTAATAAATGTTGTTGGGTTCATTCGTATATTCTGCTATATATTTGTTTATCTGTGCTAGTAGTTTAATCTGACTGGGAATGTCTGTTTTGTTATGCTTCCACTCACCAATTTGCGTAGTAGTGTTTGCTTCAAAGATTTGTATAGCGGCTGGATCACCACCTGTACCAAGACTTGGATCTAATCCTACGCAATAGATATTACCCTTTTTGGGTTGTTGATACCAACGAACTTGTCCTATACGACTGACAGGTTCAATACCTTCCATAGCAATCAATGTGTTTGGATTAATTAATGTTTCGTCAGCAATAATAAATTCACAACCAATTTCTCGGTTAAAACGATCCTCACCGAGCTGTGCTTTTATTTCATCAGCCCACTGCTGGTCTCGTCCGGGCTGTTCACTCCAATGTGCTCTGTACGCTTTAAATCCATTAACTCCTACCTCAGTAGTGTTGCCAAACTCATCTTCAGTTTTGTTAGCACCCTTCCAAATATAAGCAAATTGATCCTCATCACTGTTTGGTGTGCTTGTGATAATAGCTTTACCACCAGTAGATAGTGTCGGTGTGATAGCTGTCCAGAATTCTTTTGCAATACTTGGCCTAACGAATGCAAACTCATCTAAGTATAATAGTGTAATAGACATACCACGACCTGTATTTTCAGTAGTTGTTGCTGAAACAATACGAGAGCCGTTCTCAAAGTCTAATGAGCCTTTATTGTATGTTGTTACACCAGCTTTGATATAATCGGGACAGTTCTCATACGCATAACGTATACGTTGCATGATCTCCTGTGCACCTGTATACTTGTGTGCCGCAACTAAAATAGCAGAGTCCGGAACAAACATAGCATACCAAAGTAGGTATCCTGCGGCTGAAGTTGACTTGCCTGACTGTCGAGGCATTAAGCTGATTGAGTAACGATAGTTGTGATATGTTTCAATCAATCGTTTCTGATAAGCCCAAGGATGATATACCATACTACCTTTAGTAGGGTGTTGTATCATAAAAAAGTTATCCATAAAGTATAGATAACCTGTATCTGGATCACAGCATTTAATAAAATCCTGTAGTTCCTTATCAGTTTTAAAAACTGTTTTAGTATAGGGATTCTTTACTAGTGAAGGTGCATTACTCATAGTGAGTATTTAGTTTGGGTTTATTGTTGTTTATTATTCCAATATTCAATAATTTCAGGTTTTAAAACATATGTCATCCATTTAAACCACATAGAATGTAATTCATCTGCCTCTAGTGGCAAGTCTATTTCAAAGTGTTGTTTCAATAACCCACGTAAATACTGACTTCCTTCGGGGGTAAAAAACTTAACTGTATCTAACTGAAATCCGTTATTTTCATTTATTTCTAATGACATTTGTTTAGGTTGACCAACTGGATGACTTTTACATATGTCAAGTGGGAATGTGTAATCTTGCACAGAAGATTGATAACCATATGCTTCTATGCGCTTCCATGGCATTGAATTCTCAGGTGGGTGTGTCATAATAATAGCTTTGTAATCATGACCTAGTTCTTCTAAAATACCATTGTCACTTGCGGCCCAAAAATTAAACAAGTGACCTTGAATGATTAAAGTATCATCCGGATTTAATGCGTATTCTTTATCAACAAATTCATACAATTTATCAACATGATCTGGTTGATTTGAAAGATGAGCATTGACGTATAAATGAGGTTTTCCAAAAAAATTGTATTTTTTATAATGACTTAACAACCATTCTTTGTAATTAGGTCTTTTAATATTACTAACTCTTTGCTCAAATCCGTCACATAAACTAATCATATTACAAACATGATTACCTCCACATGCACCCGGATAAATTACATAGAGGTACTTAGAATTCATTTAATATCTAATGGTCTTTGCTTAGTGACTAGAACACAGTAAAATTTCTCTTTAGCAGTAAAATCTTCTCCTGTTTCTGGAGTTTTACCACCAATATCAAAATCTAGTATTTCAAATTTATTAATATCAAAGCCGGTGCGTACTAGCAATGCGGCTAATTGATTTTGACCTAAAATGCTATAATGAGTTAAGTTCCATTCGTGTTTGCGTTCGCAGTCGGGGGCAGGAACTTCGATGTACATTTTACAACCTTGCTTCAATATACGATTGTATTCCATCAAACTGAATATAGGATATGGACTATGTTCTAGTGAATGGCGCAAGAAAATGAAGTCAACACTTTCATCATAGTAACCATCTTTTTGTGGAATAAAACTCAAATCATATTTTGCAATTTTATGACCTTTACTTTCGCACAATGCAATATCGCCCGGGCTTAATGTAACACCGATAACATCTGTATACTCACGCTCTTTCATGCAATCTAGGAAATATCCCGGGCCACAACCCAAATCCATAATCTTTGCATTCTTGGGTAAATTAAGCGGGTCAATATACTGAGTGACAACTTGTCTAGTTAGTTTGTCGTGCATTTGACTGTCTCCCTCATCATAGATGTGGGCTGTATACAACCATTCGTTGTAAAATTTTAATTTGACTAGGTCGAGAGTGTTGTTGATATCAATCATTGAGAATCCTGTAATTTGATATAATTACTTATTCTCAGAACTGATAGTAAAATTATTTTCTTTTGTAACCTTTAAAGGGTTTAACTGTACTTTGAGTATTAGTACCATCTAACTCTTTGCTTTTTAAATCACCCTTGTTTAAATCGTGAAAATCAGATCCGGCTGCCTTGTATGCCATCATTAGCATATCACTTTCTTCTTGTGTGTAGGGTGCGGCAATATTATATCGTCCTGCCCAACTTTCACCATCTATGTCCGGCACAAAAGTACCATCGGTGACAGCCACTGCCATCATTATTCTATTCAACTCATATGTACG